TCTATCAGAAAAAACAGCTCCTTCTACAGGCATTTTACAACCGTACAGACTGTTATCTCCTTTAAATTGAAATCTTACAGGTCCTATTTCATTTTTATCTATACCTAAATAAATAGGTGCAAATCCGTCTGGGTTATTCATTCCCCAAAAACTAGGTAAGTTTGGTCCTAATTTTACACCACCCCATACCTCATTTACATAAATCCAATCAATGTGTTCACCAAATACTAAATTATCTCTAGTTTTGTTTTTCATTAATCTATTATCATAGACAGGTTTATCTAATACTTTATAATCCTCTGTTATAATTTCTTGAACTACATCTCCTGTATCATCTATTTTAGTTAAATGACCCAGTTTTCTTTGTGATTTCCAATATACAACAGTTTCCCGTACCAGATACGCAGTTCCCTCATTATCAAAATCTTCACTGTTATATAATACTTGGTTAATTGGATCTGCTCCTCCAGCTACTCTTTGACCTACTGCTGAAGTATATTGTCTCATTGCTAGAGAAGGCATGTTAGTATTCCATTCATGAGAACGTGAAGTATCATAAAAAGAACCATCATTCTGTTGACCTCCTATTGTATAACCAGCTGATCTTATAGGATAGACTGCTTCTAAGGCCTCCATTTGATCTTCTGTCATAAGATATCCATATTTATCAATAGCGTCTGCTACAGTGATCATTTCTGTTTTCCCAATCCAATGAGCATCTGACATATATCTAGTTCCCGGAGCTTTATGATAAAAAGTAAGCAAAGGGTTCCACAACTCAATATCATAATCATCTTCCATCATTCTAAAATGAAAGAATTCAGAATCTGTAATAAGCATGTCACGGAAACCTCTTTCCTCTAACTCTTCAAATCTAAATCTTTCTACATCTACTCTGTGTTGGTGCTCTGCCCATTGCTCATACATAGAACGGTAATCTTTTTTAAAGAAACTTTCTATTTCAGGTAGTGACTTAAGATTTTCAGGATTAAGTTGTTGTTGAGCTTCTTCTGACTCAGGGTTCATTCCCTGTTCCATCATAGCAGCAATTATTTTAGTTTGAGCTTCAGATAATAGAACATCTTCAATCATTGTTCTTTTTTGTTCTAAAAGCTCATTGTAAGAATATTCATCTACAGCTCTATAAGTTACTTTAGTATTTCTTTTAGCAAATTCTGAAGTAAGTACATTTATAACGTTAGGAATAATAGGATAAAATTTTAACTCTAAAGCCGTGTCATTTTCTTGAGTAAGATATTCTATAATATCTCTATACTCAGGATCTTCTTCTACAATATAATCTGTTTTATCTATAACACCTTGAGCTAACTTATAATTTTTTAAGAGTCTTCTAGATTTTTTGTTTATTTGTTTTACTCCGTTCCACTCAAGCCAATCAAGATTCCATGCTGCCCATTCTCTATCTTTTTCTTTGTTTGGTAAAAACTGTAAAGGCTGGGTTATTGCACCCATTCTATTTTCTTTAGATTTAACACCTTTCTTAAGTTGCATTGCTGAAACTACTTGCATATATTTTATTTAAGATTTTTAAAAGCACTTTTTTTAACGCCCCCGTTTTTTCCCGCACCCATGTGACGAAACGGACTTCTATTTAATTTAAACAAATTTGAGGACTTTTCCAAATTTTTAGCAGCATCATCTTTCTCAACTCTCTCTTTTATACCACTATTAGATTCTAAAATTTTAATGTATGCTACTAATGCTGAAAAAGAAACTAAACGGTCAACGTTTAATCCTTCTTCATATGCTTGCATTTCTACTATAAGCATTGGATCCGGAATACGTTCAACACCATAAGTAGTCTTAACAACAGTACCATCAGGCTTAGTTTCTTCATCTATAGACTCTTTGAGGTATTCTATAACATAACTAAGAAGATGATCTTTAAATAATCTTCCTGTGTTTTTCCAACCGTATTCCTGATAAACAGCCATATTAGACCCAAGTTCTTTTAAGAAAACCATTTCATCTTTTCTTACAAGATATTTTTGTTTATTTAGACCTATCATGTAATTAATAAACAAAGAGATATTATTTTCTACAAGAGTCTTAGCATTATACCATTCTATGATCAACCTAAGTCTTTCGTGGGTTTTATTAATATCATCAAATCTACCACACCAAGCAGCAACAACTTTATCTCTTTCCAAGTAAGTAGTTACCTCTGTACCGTTTATTTTTTTAACCTGAATCTTTCTTTTGTAAATATAAATAGAACACAAAGAATCTGAAGATGTTGTTCTACCTTCTGAAACCGGGTCAATACTTCCATAATACATTCCGAATTCAGGATTCTCTACAGGTCTTTCCCATACTACTAGTACACCTGTTTTATCACTTGCTTTTTTAGATAGCGGGAATTCAGATATTGGTAACTTATTTGTTATTTTTACTTCTGGTTTACCATCAACTCTTGGATAGATATCTAAGAACTCATAAGGATAGTCTTTGTTTCTAATTCTTTCTGCTTGATGAGATAATAAATGTTGTGGAAATTTAGAAACTGTTCTTGTTGCAAAAGCTTCTTTTATATTTCTCGGATGCTGGGATATTCTTAATTGATACTGTTCTGGAGTAAGTTCCTTTTTCCATTGAGTAAATTGTTCACTTAAAGCCTCTAATGCATCTTCTACTTTAGAATTGCCGTAATCATCTATATAAGGCGGCATGGACCATTGTTCCGGAATAAATAAACCTGATAAACCTATTGTACCTTTATCATCTATAAGATTAGATTCTACAGGAAATATATCATTAGATACAGGATTTACTACCATATCTTTTAAAGGTTCACATTGATCAAGATCACCCACAGACCCTGCAGCAATAAATAAACCAGTAGTGACAAAACCTGATTTTAAAGCAGGTCTAATATATTCATAAGTTTGATCCATTTTAGGTGCAATCCCTGCTTCTTCATGAAAAAAGTATTTAACCGGACCACCTACAGAGTTAGTAGGATCTTTTTCAAAAGACATACCTTGTATAGTACCTTTCAGTCCTCTATCTTTAGTTCTACCATTTACTTTTTCTTCTACTTTCTGTTGCCACATAAGAACCTTTTTAGGGTTCATAGGTCTGTACCAAGCAGTGTGCTCATTTAAAAAGTTAGCATATTCATCTAGAAATTTCCAAGTACCTTTTTCATTAATATAATCTTTAAGAGCTGCTCCCATTTTTAAGGTAACACCTTCTTCAAACCATAACTGATTTATTAGTTTACCTGCATGAAAGTAACTTGAGGCAATTTGCCGTTTTTTTAAAATAGCTGCATGTTTATAATTTAATTCTGCTAAAAGTTCATACAAAGCCATATGATACTGAGCATCTCTCAATTTAGCAAAACCAAACTTAGTTTTCTCTTTATCAAAAATAGGTAAGAAGTTTAACCACATATAATAATCTCTGGTCAAAAACCATGTACCATTATTATTCTTAATGATTAATCCTTTTCTACATTTATCTTTTTCAAGATTCCAGTAATCAGTAAAGTCTTTTGATTTAAAAGGTTTATCACAATAATACCCTAACTTTTCAAACTTAATAGCTTCTTGTTTACCTATAGCTAAAGTATCCTTATCAAAAGTATATTGACCTGGTTCTTTAAATAGATTAGTGACAAACTCTTTAAAATCATCCCGGGTATAAGTACTAGTAGTCCAGGTACCATTATCCCATGTAGGTATATCTTGAATAAACTCTTCCATAATTATTGGTCATATGCCATAGAACCTCCGCCACGGATTCTAGATTGTTGTTCATCTTGAAGATCTTTATATGCTCCTTTAAATGATTGTCTAATAGATTCAAAGTCTTTTGCCATAGCTCTTATCTGACCTATGTTTCCATCTTTACCATCTGTAATAGGAGTATTGGCCATGTATTTAGCAATTCTATCTAATGCTTTCCTGATTCCATCATAAGCTCTTTTAGTAGGTGTTTCATAAAGCTTTTCACAAAAACCTAAAGCTCTTTGTATCTCATCATCTTCTGTAGAAAATTCCGGATTTAATTCATTAAATATAAGGATCTCTTTATCTGATTCGGGTACATGAAAAAAAGGATTAGAATCCGGATCAGGACAAGTCATATAAAAAAGATATTGATATACTTTCATATAATCTTCAGGATATTCATCCATTATCTTTCTTAAAGTTTCTAGTGTATAACAATGTTCTGAGGGAACAATCTTACCATTCTGTAAATCAAATAATTTAACTATCATATTTTATAAGTATTTATACCATGTTCTTTGATATGCTGAATAATTACAATAACCTCATCCTTTAGGTAAGGCACCTCCATTGGAGTAACATCTTTTACTATAGGATTTTCTTCTGAGTCTTTTGCATATATAGGATATCCAAATTCATTTTCTGATTCCTGTTCAAAAGTGACATGGTGTATGTAAATGTTTCCTGGTTTTAATTTAGGGTTGTGTTTTAGTATAATATACATATATATACTTAACTGTAATGCATAATGATAATAATTACAATCATCTAAGTGATTT